TAGCAAGGTCATAAAAAAATTAAAATCTAGGCAAATTTTGGGGTCTCGGCCACCGCAAGGCATCAACCTTGGCCAGAAGGACCCATAAAAAAATATCCAAATTTAAAATAATACATTTAATATTTAAAATTTATTTTTATTTTTACGTTGAGACAGGCGGCGCTCATCTTCATGACGGTGCCGTGCCTCATCCCTATCCACATGTCTCATCATATGGTGTGCATGCGAACATGAACGGCAATAACCATTAGCTTTTATTACTATTTTGTTAGCACCACACATTCCATGATGATTATCTAAGCATGCAGTCTTATGACATATCACATTGGGCATACTGTTCACATCCTTTCATTGCCTACTCAATACACACAACTCACAAGGTATAAGTTTCTTAAGGTTGTGTAGTTATATATTCAAAAAGGTCAAACATGAATCATTGATTGGTGAGTTGTGTGTATTCAATAGGCACCAGGGGGTGGGTGTATATCATATGTACAAAACAAAAGGCCCGTATAACTGAATGGTTACACGAGCCTAATATTTTGTTTTGAGTGATTTGGTGAATGATTGCTCAGTGGCAATTTTCACACATATATAATATCACATATCTAAATACCAGTTTGGTACTATTTGGGTCAATTTGGTACTATTTGGGTCAATTCTCGACCTAATTCAATTAATGCTTCTTTTTTATATGACTGTACCTGTGTTTTACTATACCCTATAAATGATACCACACCTTTAAAAGACATACCATTAACATATTCTTGCATCAATGCTATCTTTCCTTCAACGCATTGTAAGCACTCAATATGTTTTCTTGCCTCCTCTCGTAACTGAATCAGTGCATTTGTTTTCTCAAGGCATTTAGATTCACTTTCTAACATCCTAGCTATACTGGCCTCTAACCCCTCTTTAATACCACCACCTGATACACGATCTTTACTATAATCTATTGCACTTAGCGAAGTGATATCACTCCTTAATCTTTGTAATTCCCGTTTGGCTGATTGTATTTCTAATGTACAGGATTTAATTGGCTTTAAATATTCAATTGCCTTCCTTATATATTTCTTTTCGTCTTCTTTGTCCATGTATCCGCATCACCTCCCATTATAAATTATCACCCTTTTATATGTCATATCCCATTGCTTTACGATTTATTACATATATCGTTTCCGCATCAGTATGTTCTCTTTTAGCTATAATTTTTAAACAAATTTCTTTGCTAGGCATGTTTCCTGCATGTGTATTTACATGACATTGACTACATAACTGGATTAGATTTTCTCGGATATCTCCACCACCACTACCACGAGAAAATACATGATGTGGTTCTATATTACATAGTCTTCCACAGTATTCACAATGGTTTGTTCTAATTGTTTTAATCATTTTTTTATCAATGATTCTCTTATGTTTAATCGCCATTATTTATTACCAGTGCTTCCAAAACCACCTGTACGTTTCTTTGTAGTCCTATCCTTAGCTGTAATGCGATATGGTACGATAATTAATTGCGCCAATCTTTCGTTCTTATTATATTCAAACGGCGTATCTCCTAAGTTTCTAATTGGTATCATGATATGACCTTCGTTATCGTCATTGTTGTAGTAATCTGCATCAATAATACCTGTTCCATTCGCTAGCATAACATCGTTATTAATACCCACACTTGATCTTAAATGCAGTTGAATATGTTCATCATAGTTCAATCTGCATTTGATGCCAGTATGAATGAGTTTTGTTTGATGTGGTAATACGACGCCAGTCTCATAAGGTTTAACGTCATATCCTGCTGCATATTCTGTTTTTCGTTCAGGTAAATCAGCATCTTCATATCCTGTTACACGTTCAAATTGATTTTTGTTCATTTATTTAATCCCCTTTTTTACATAACAACTTTTTTCCAAGAAGTTGCTGAATTTTGCGTTCAGTTAGTGAGTTCATATAACATCATCTTTCAAACATTCGTTCCACGCTTTTTTATACACATCAACATATATTTCTTTCTTATCTCCATTATATGTAACTTCGATATACTCTTTGATATGTACACCGCTTACCAATGCTTTCCAGTTTTGTAATGTTTTAGAAAACCAAACTACGTACATATCCATAAGTGCTAATTCATTAGCGTTATAACCAAATTCATTAAATAATATTTTTCTTGCTGCATTGATTGCTTTTTCTTGTAATTCGTACATATTTACCTCTCTATATATTGCGCACATCGCTTTAATATATCTTTCACCAATTCTAACGGAATATGTGATCTAGCATTGTATCGATTGATACCTTTAACATTCATACTTTCAAACTTGATTGTGTTTTTGATGTCATTTTTCAACAATTTCAAATCGATATTGCTACCAAACTTTGTTGGTTTCTTAATTGGATAATCATAGTTGTTGTAATAGGTTAAATTCTCATAAGGAATATCAAACCCTATTACATTAGCTATGTATTCCCATATTCGCCCATATGCTGGGTTTTCAATCACGAATACTTTAGGTTGATACCGCTCAATGATTTTTAATGTGTTGTATATACACATCTCGCCATTGATACGTGTTAGAAATGACTTATCGTACTTGAATTGGTAGTTTTCATAATCAGCTTGATTTCTGATTGTGAATTTACTTCCCTGTTCGTATTCACCGAACAGGTTGATAGTCATATCCTTTTCTTGTTTCCAACACGCATTACCACCTTTCATAGCACTTGCCACGCTCCAGCTTTCGCAAGGCGGACTAGCTAGAATAACATCAGGTCTATCTTCCTTGTCTAACCGCTCCCATAGTGCGTTGGGTTTATGTAGCGTATTAATCGCAAGGTCTTGGTTTATACACGCATCACCAATTCCTATTGATATGATCGTGTGTTGCCCCCCGTATTCATGTTATATTCATCTACCGCTTGACGATAGCAGCCGTTGCCATCATCAAATAACCCCCATATCTTCATAGGCTATTTACTTTCTTTCAATCTGAAACTTTCCGTAATAGGAACACCAGCCTCTGTTGGAATGTAAATGATTTGGTCTTTACTATCTTTCAAAGTATCAACCCATAACCAATGAATGTATGCCTCATTACCTTTCAATGATTGACCAATAATTTGATTGGCTTTTGCAGTACCCTCTGCACGTTTAACTTCTGCTTTCGCTAGGCTTTCAGCACTATCTAGTTTTGCCTTAGCCTCTAATACTGCAACTTGTCTATTTTGTTCTGCTCTGGCAAGTTCTGCCTCACCTGCCTTTTGTTGTTGCCACACCATATACATCGGAACACCAAACGCAAAACTCCAAACTACCGCACCAATCATAACTACTACCAATAAAGCTGATACAATCTTATTCATGTTTATTTCTCCTTTTTCTTGAAAAATACTAACCATATTGTGACATTAGGGATACATACGTTTTTAGGAATAAATGCCTTCCCAAAACCTTTTGAATATCTGATTCTGTCATTACTTCTCCCTATTAGTACTCACTTTTTATGTCACCTGAAATAGCTACACAATTAGTAAATTGTTCTACTTCATATATGTCGCTAAATCCATCAAATTGGTTCAATACAAATACTTCCATTTCCTTATTTTGGATTTGTTCTAATCGTTCAATCAGCTCTTTTACTTTCATTTTATTTCTCCTTTTCCTTAAAAACACTAACCATACTGTTTTACCTCTGTGTTGGCCAAATATTGGTTCACTAGGAGGTAACCCTTGTGCGTTTATCTACATAGCATGTTTCATTATGTTCTTTATCGAACCAAAACATCTTGCTTCCACAACATGCATCTAGTATTTTCATTTATAATTTCCCTCTGAATCGATATAATCACCAATACGATATTGCTCTGTTTCCATAACTACAAATGCACGATTTTCGTATCCGTGCTCTTTTTCCCATGCTTGGAACACCTTTGATAGTGCATCGCTTAGTTCATCAATATGCTCTTTTTTTACACTTCTCATGTAATCATCAGAATACTCTATGATTTCATAGTCCATCCAATCATCAGCAACTTTCCAAATCACTTGTTCGCCGTCTACTTCTGGTACATATTTATAAGGATGTCCAATTTCTACGTAATCATCAAGTACATCTTGTTCTAAATATTCAACATTATTCTTCTCATCCCAACAATAATGACCATAGTAATTTAAAAAGTCATCAATGGCTTCTTCAATGCTTCCTTGTGGATCACCCGCATCACCATCAAAGCACCAGCAATATTGATTTTTATCCTGTTCGAGCATTTTAATAACCTCGTTTCTTCAGATATTGCCATACAGTACTAGTAGATTTATCAACTACTACTGCAATAGCACTTAATTTCAACCCTTGTTGTCTTAATTCAACGGCCTTATCTACCCATTTTTCAGGTACCTTATTGGCCATTCTTAATTTTTGACCACATGATTTACTACAGGTTTTTGTTGTATTACGTAATCTATATTCTGTTTTATATTTCTTTCCACAGATTTGACATACCTTTTCCACCATCTGCCCTGTATGTTTATCTACCGCATCATATTTATGTTCTTTTACTCTCTTATTTTTATTCTGCTGATCATCTTCCAAGTTATATTTCCAAATTGGTAAGTGTTGTAAAAAATATGGTACGTTGTTCATCTTTATTTACTTCCTTTTATTCTTCATAGTCATCTTCTACATCGTTCTTTAAGCTAAAATCAAATTTTGCTTGCGCCCGTTCTCCTCTAATATACCCACGTATCCTTGCCTCGAGTTCTCTCAAGATACCGATGTCTTTCGTATCCATCACATCAAATAAAGTATTAACTCTTATCGCACCTGTTTTAAAACCTATTCCTGCTTCTGGTGCCATTAAAGACCCACAAAATACTAATGACTCTAATTCATCCGTTTCTCTTGCATATCTTAGTTGTATTTTAGAAACATTAAGCATGCATTGTGTATCTAATTGACATAGCTTTCCTAGATACTCTAATACCCTAACTTCCATTTTTTTCCATGCATCATATAATTCAGGACTTTTCTCATCCTCTGACTTTATACGTAGATCTGCTATAGCACCTGTACTCAAAATATCTTCATATATAATGTCCATCCCTACTCCATATGTTGCAAAACTCTTAATTTTCATTGTTTCCCCTCCAATATAGCTATGCTTTCATCAGTCCAATCATTTATATGTTCATCAGCTTCTTTATAGTAAATTGTGTCCGCATCAATTCGTTTATTTTGACCTTCGATATACACCACTATAATCGGTGTGCCCCATTTACTAGTGGTATACGCCTCTTCATGAATAACTTCACCATTGTCATATATAATACCAGCCGTATTATCCCAATCTTCTTCAATTCCCGCATATACAACACAATTATGGCCTATTTTAACAATGTATCTTGCTACTTTTTCCCAATCCAAATTTCTTGGTTTATTACCCTCTAAAAATGCTGCAGTACATCGATTAACACATTCGTATCTATCCATGTTGCCTCCTAATCAAATATATTTCCTTTAATTTTTAATTCTTCTGCTTCATTAACTATAAAACCTAAATCCCAATAACACTTCTGTTCACTCGTAATGACTGATACACACCATTTCATATCTTGTTCGTTATAAAATACTTTAGCTATAAATCGTCTGCTACAATGTGGCATTTTATATTCAATGATATCGTTTTCATATATCAAATCATCCGCATCATCTACACCATCTGTGGCCCTGCAAATCGTATATTCCTTTACACTGATGGGTATCTCATTTTCCTGATATATTTTGCATTTTCCATCGTGTCTAATTGCTACACCATATGCCCAGTAATTAGCCGATTTTGCTTTTACATGTGTAATTTTCATATTTTTTCACCTACCTTGCCCTTATCACCCATAGTTGGGCTAATAGTGTTATGATTTCTTTCTTATGTGGTATATTTTTCGTTTCTAAGTCTGTTACTATATCCGCTATATACGCTTTTGGTATTACTGACATATTTGCATACCGCATCATCTTATCTCTTCTTGATTCCATATCATGCGCTCTCGTACTTATATGTTCCTTTTACAATGCGATAAGTTGAACCATATGAAATCTTGTATCTTTCAGCCATCTCCCTAAGTGTATAGTTTCCTGTTTTATAATCTTCACATATCTTATTCCCTATACTTGGACTTAATTTATTGTGTTTTAAGTCTTGCATATCTTTTTGTGAAATCGTCTTACAAGAACGTACGCCCATACATTTTAAGGCTCTAGTAATTGTCACATTACCATATACACAAGCCCATAATGCCAACCAATTTAATCTCACACCTGTAGGATCATTCATGGTTATATTTCACCTAACCTTTCTTCTGTCTTTTTCTGTCTTTCTTCTGTCTTCATAGAGTTTACATCCACTGCAATACTTGGCCATAACATAAGGTCTTTTAACTGCTATCCCCATTTTATTTGGACATGGTAGCATAAGCTTGTGTTCATTAACGCATGTATTTTTAACAAATAAACCTCCAAATTCAGTTAATTGAATGGCATGTTTACATGTTTTTGCTTTTTTGTATTCATTCCGTCTTGCCACTACCGCATCAACCTTTCTGCTTTTCTCCTTGATTTACACCGTACATTTGTTTTATGTTTTATTTCTTTATCTGGCAGTGTCTCTGCGCTGCCTTTAAAAGGGAATTTGTTCATCCTCACCAAATGTTTCAAAATTACTTGGCTCATCATCTTTATTAGATAAACTATCACCAATGAAATCTGCTACTACTTCAGTAATATATCTTTTTTCACCCTCTTTAGTCTCATAGGATCGTGTTTGTAGTCTTCCATTTACAATACATCTATTTCCTTTGATTAGCTTACCTACATTTTCGCCTAACTTCTTCCACGCTACACAATTAACATATGCAGTTTGTTCTTTTACTTCACCTGTACTCTTATCTACATATTCATTACTAGCAGCAATAGTAAATCTTGCTACAAGTGACCCTTTTTTTGTAAAAGTTAACTCTGGATCACGAACTAAATTTCCCATTAATTGCACATTATTCATAATTTCCTCCTAATCTATCCGTTTATTCCAATATTTTTCACAAGCTAAATACTTTGTCGCTTCTTCGAAACATACAATAGCCGAACACTTGTCACATACCACCATATGATGCTTTTCGGTAACTTTAATACCTGTTACCACTCTGATTGATTTATTCCCGCAGAATGGACATGGTCTCAGTCGATTTTCTCTTCGCATATATTTCACTCCATTTCGTAAGACGTATTAATCTATATGTTCTAAATGGATATCCATAATTATTGATACCTTCATATACGCTATCTTTATCCAAATAATAGCCTTGTGGAACTTTAATTTCTTTTCTCCACTCCGTAGCTTTAATAGTTTTACTTTCTACCTTTGGTTTATCTAAATTCGTACTTGAAACCCATTTTTTGGATGCATGTGTTGGACTGCCTTGTATATCCATTTTTCGTTCTTTTATAAAATACTTAGCTAATCCAATTGCATCTTCAGCTTCCCCTCGATATAGTTCTAATTTTGTATATCCATATTCCCATAACTGTTTTAGAATTTTAGTATTTAATCGAATACCTTGATTAAGCAGCATATGAAAGTGTATTTTGCCTTGCCGTTCCATAATATAAATATATTTACAAAGCTCATTTTCTTTCTTAAATCTTGCTCTCAATCTTCTAATAAATTTAGTCATCCTATTTTTTGCTTCAGTTTCATCAGGATCATCTCGAAATGTCAGTGTAAGATAATAATCATCTTCTACAAAATTCATATCGATTAATAACCTCAACCTCTTCTCAGCAATACGTATGTTATTTTTACGAATCATTTCAGGTGTTACATGTTGTTTTTCACTTCTAGACTTCTTTCCTATTTTCCCTAGATATGAATTACCCGTAATTGAATCTGTAACCTCTCTGATATTCTTCGATTCTATTACTGTTCTCCTACGCATTTATTTACCCCTTATGTCGAGTTGTTAATATATCTATCAAGTCCCACAAATGCAGTTGAAACCGCATTTTTACTAGACTTTTCTCTATATATGAGGTAAACTATAAATAGGATTATTTATGGTTATATTCTCATATAACTACTTAATGACCGCCGGGGTATAGGACGGGGGGGGTTTTTTTTTTTTTTTTTTCA